CTGGGCGGCGTGCCGGATGGCCTGGGCCTGGTTGCCTGCGCGAATCAGGCGGTGTTTGTTGGTCTCCACGTCGGTGACCAGGTAGATGCGTGTGCTCATGGTTGCTCCTCAAAATTTCCAAGTGGCTGCTTTGACTGCCCACATCTGGCCAGCCTGAATTTCCGTGATGGCTAAACTCGCCATCCGTGCGATCTCAGCGTTTGGCTGATTGGTGCGCAGTTCGTGAATCTCATCGATCAGGTCTGCGCACTTGCGTTTAATGGCTTCGACCGTTGGGTCTCCGCTTGGGTTGAATGTCAGGCCGACGGCCTTCTCTCCAAAAGTCAGTTGACGTTGTTCGTGCATGGTTGCTCCGTTGTGGTTGATGAATCGAAAAGGTCTGGTGGCCCTTCAAGAAGGACGCGGGTTTCGTCTTGCACCAGCTTGGCCAGCTGCGAGACTTCTTGCGCGGTGGGGTAGATGGTCACGCTGCAGGTCAGCGCGATCACTCCACCGTCACGCGGTGCGATGCTGAACTTCTTGATTTCAGCACCGACAAATGTCTGGCTTCCGATCTCAGCCGTGGCCGACGACACCAGGTTGCCGTACTGCACCGGCGTGAGCCAGAGATTCCGGACGATCAGGGCATTGGTATCACCTCGCCACAAGAAAGCCTCCAGGGCGTCGTCAAAGTACCCGCACAGCGCTTTGTCGATGCCTTTGATCTCCATCTTGATGTCCACGGCCAGAATCTTCTCGTCGTCTGGCCCTTCCTTGCGCACGTTCAGATGCTTGATCGCTGCCGAGCCAGACACCTTGAACGGTGGCCGCTTTGGTTGTTGCTCTTCCATTTTTGTCTCCATCAGAAGGGAATATCATCATCCATGTCGTCAAAGCCGGAGCCATGCGACTGTGGTGCTGCTTGCGGTTTCGGCTGCGGCTTAGGCTGGCTGCTTGCCTGCTCACCACCGGACACAAACTCCAGATCGACCAGGCGTGCGACCATCTTGGTGGCCTGCGTGCCGTCGCCTTTGGTGAAAGTCTGGATGCTCACATCCTCAAGGTATGCCACGATCTGGCCACCCTTCTTGATGTACGGTGCCAGCGACTCTGCGCGTTGGCCCCACAGCGAGGCATCGACCCACTGCGTCGGGCGCTTGCCGTCGTCGCCTTTCTTGCCGTAAGTGAACGCCAGCGAGACGTTGGCCACCGCTGCTCCGCCTGGTGTGTACCTAATTTCAGCATCACGCCCAATGCGTGCCAGTCCGTTTGCTTTCATACCGTGCTCTCCTTCAGTTTGTAAATGCGTACGACACGAGCATGTGCCGATGCATGGGTTGCTTGACAAAAGCCGATTGCTTGGAAGGCATTACCGCGAAGCACTGCCCCCCATGTGTTGGGATGAAAGTCGTCTGGCAGCTCGATGAACTTCCGAACATCATTGATGGTCACCTGGCCAGCACGCCTTGCGATTGCAATCGCAGTTCCGCGTGCCTTGGCGATCCATTCCTCGCGGCCAATGGACACGCGAGCGATGCCTGCATCTCGAAGGTCGCGCCCGTTCATGCGTCCCTCGCTTTCAGCATGGCGTCTGCAACAAAATAAGCGTCTCGTGCGTACAAGTCCGCGCCGGACTGCGGCTGCACGGGGCACGCCAGCATGCCCTGCATCGCCTTGGCCGCAAAGTAGTCGCGCATGGTCATGCCTTGCAAATTGCGAATCAGTGCTTCTTCGCCAACGGGAAACGCTGGCCCACCTGTGTTTGTGTTGCTCATGCTGCGTCCTTGTAAGACTGGATGAACTCGACCTCGCGCTCGATGTCTCCTAGGAACTTGATCACCTCAATCTCCAGCTCGTTGATGGCTTTCTCATCGCGCATCACCCTGCGAATGATGAGCTGGGCATTTTCTGGAAAATCTGGGTTGTAGGACACGAAGTCGCACCACTCGCGCTCTGCAATCCAAAGCTGGCCTTGCACCTGCCAGCGGTAAGCTGTCGGGCACTTTCCTGCCTCCAGGCGCAAATACTCCAGGTGGGTCTTTGGCATCGGGCACTTGTATTCGGTCATGCCGTTTTTGCCGACCAGACCGTCTGGGCTGACCCCGACCTGCATGGTGTTGTGCATGCAGAAGCCGATTTCCTCCACAAGCTGGCCTGTGCTGGCTTCATACGCCAGCCTGGCCAAAGGCTCGCGCTCTGTGCCCTGCTCCATTGCAAATGTGGTCTTGAACTCGTCACGCACCCCGGTGATGCGCTCCAAGGCCAAGGCCGTCAGGTAGGTGGCGCGGGTTGCTCCACCACCCTTGGCCATGATGTCGCTAAACTTGGAGCCGGATGGCACGCCCACACGCGCCTGCTTCCACTCGTCGGTGCCTTGATCTGCTGTGATGACTCTCATTCTGCTGCCCCTTGTGTGTCGGCGGTCTTGGCTGCCTTCTTGAGGGCAGGGCCTTGGGCTTGCCAGAAGGCTGCCTTGTGGGCTGACTTTGGCAGGGCCATGAACGCATCGGACAAAGCCTTCTCGCCTTGCATGGCTGCCTCGCGCATGGCTGGCAGTGTCTGCGCTTCATATTCTGGGTAACCGTCCAGCTGCTTCGGTGTTTTTTTGCTTGTGGCCTGGCCATCATCGTCCTCTGGTGCAATGCCGCAGGCTGCCATCAGGCTGTAGCGGCGTGCATAGGTCAGGGCGCTGCCGTACCCTTGGGCGTCGTGCTTGACCGCTGGAACGTGCAGTTTGCCTGCTGAGAACACCTCGCCAGATTCGTGAATGAAGAGGGTTTCAATCAAGATGCCAGATTCACATTCGTGCGTCTGCTGCATCAACATGATGCCGTTGTTGTTCAGGCCATCAATGACCGCTTCGACGCAATCACCAAGATCCGCATACTTGGCCTTGAGGTGTGGGTTGTTCTTTGTCTTCAGGGCTGGCCCGAACTCTCGCTGGGCTTTCACCAGGGCTGCTGCTATCTGCTTGATTTCCATCGTGTTTACCTTTCGTGGGTGGTTGTTGGTGAAACGAATCATAGCACAGTAAAAGAAAATCTACCACGCACCACGATAAAAAATCTTTTATTTTTTTGTTGGATGTGTGCTACAGTCACGGACATGAACAAAGACGACCAATACTATGCACAGGTCTTGGCCTTTGCCCGAAAGAGCCTTGGCTCCTACAAGGCAGTGGCCAAGGCCATCGGTGCCCCAAGTGGCCCGGCTGTCCAAGCCTGGCTGATCAATGGCGTGGCCTTCCGGTGGCGTCCAGCCCTTGATAAAAGGTTTGGTGCCATGTACCGCAAGAGCTTGAACGACGTTGTGGTCTGAGGTAAAGTGATGCAAGACCCGGCTAGGGTGGGAGTAGCTACCCACTCGAAGAGCGAACCTCCCGCCTGCCGTAAGTCTTTTTTCTGGAGGGTTTGCGAGGAAGTGCCATGCACTATTACAAAAGAAACCTAGGCGACTACGCCAAAAAATGCGGACGGCTGTCCATGTTGCAGCACGGTGCGTACACGCTTCTGATCGATTCGTGCTACGACCGTGAGAAGTTCCCAACGCTTGAAGAGGCCATCGAGTGGACTTGGGCCAGCACCGAGGCCGAGATCGAGGCCGTCAAGTTCGTGCTGACCAGGTTTTTCAAGCTGGACGACGATGGCCAATATGTGCAAGACCGCATCCTGGCCGAGCTGCTGGACTATCACGCCAAAGCAGACACAAACAAACGGATTGCCTTGGATCGTGAGACGAAGCGTAAAGAGAAGGGCACGAACCGTGCACAACCCGTAAACGAAGCGCCACCTAACCAAGAACCAAGAACCATAAACCAAGAACCAAGAACAACAAAGACGCAGCGCGGTACGCGCCTGCCAACAGATTTTGAGTTGCCAGACGAGTGGATTGGGTTTTGCAGGCAAGAACGCGCAGACCTTGACCCGCAGACGGTGTTTGCTGAATTCCTGGACTACTGGATTGCACAGCCTGGCCAGAAGGGCGTCAAAACCGACTGGCCAGCCACCTGGCGCAACTGGGTGCGCAGGCAGACCGCCACGCGCAGTGCACAAGGGCGAAACGAACACAAACACGCTGCAGCCTCCCGCGCCATTTTTGATGGGGTGTTCGACAATGAATAACCTCGCTGAAATGGCAAGCCAGGCCATCCAGAACGCTGGCCAACAACCC